CTTCATCATTCCCGGCATCGCACCCTCCAAGGTCCACGGACCAAGAAACTATACCGGCAAAAGCGATACGAGTCCACCGCGCCGGAACGATGGCAACCCAACACGGCGAACCGCCTCCCTGAACTCAGGCGTCAAACGAAAACCAATAACCTCGTCACCGTCCACAAACGGAAGACGCTGAACCTCAGGTGCCTCAACCCCAGCATCCCGAGCAAACTTCTTCAAAACTCGCTCCACGGACCTCGGAACTTGGCGGTCGTAAAACCGCTCCGCAGCCTCCCTCGGCATCTGGATGTGCTGGTTGGCCTGACGCCCGTTGCCAAACGTGATGTACTCCGAGTCCTTCGTAACCGCATCCAGCAGGTTCTGCCGAACACCAGCGTCAACCCAGTCGTTCTCGTCCTTCACAAATGGAGCAGGGTACTTCTTGTCGAACCTCTGACGGTCATTGCCCGTGGCGCGTTGGTAGTACTCATCCAACTTAGACTGGATCTCCAGCTGGCGGTCCTGAATGGCGTAAAGTTCCGTCGTAAGACGATCATACTCCGCGCGCCATTGAGCAGGAGATAGAGGTACATCTCTATCTTCTCGGACAAGGCCCGGATTAATTTTGTCCATAAGGCGCTGCGCCTCGTCCTCTAGGCGCTGCCACTCGTTGTTAAGACGGCCATTCTCAAGACTCTCCGCCTCAGACAATGGCTCAAGCTTCACAGGAAGATTCTGCCTCTCCTGCGCCCAGTCCGACTGAATCTCAATCACATGATGCGTCCGTGCCGGAGAACCATCCGGGGTCGTGATCGTGTAATCCGCCGCACGCGTGTGAAACAGCGGAGGACTATTACGCCGCCCAAAGTGATCAAAAGCCGCCTCCGGGCCCGCTCGAACCGACGGATGCGTCACATAAGTCGCACTGTAGTTACTGCCGCCGGGGACACTGTACGAAGCAAACTCACCCGAACGGTTGAACTCCAACCTCGGAACCGCATCCAACAACTCACGAATAGCACCAGCCTCAATCCGGCCCGTGTTGCTCCGTTGGAACAAGTCATCAAGCTGACGGCCAATCAGATCAAGCTCCCTGCCCGGCGCACCTCGGGCCTCGAGTTCACGGCGAACCTGAGCCGGATCCGTGTACACAGGCTGCTTCAGCTGCTGCGCCGCATTCGCCGCACGCGAATACAGCAACGTCTCACCAGCCGAGACAGGCGGCGTCATCGCAGAGGACGAAGCCGTCGTGGGGACAGGAACCAGCGTGGGAGGAACCTGCGCAGGGACAAAGTCCTCGTCCAAATCCAGATCCGTGATGTCAAGCAAGCCTTCTTCCGGCTGGCCAAACCGCTGCTCAAGCCCACGGTACCGGTTGAGGATGATATCCGCCTCATTGGGCGTAAGCCCATCCCCTACCAAAGCCTGAACCGTCAACAGCCCGTCAGCATCCATCGACCTCAACTCACGGAAGTTCTCCAAAAGGTCCGTGCCCGTGAGAAGGTCGTCGAACTCCCCCAGATCTTGGCGAATCCTGAGATCTATCAAATCGAGGGTAGCTTCCTGAGTCAGCGCCTCCGGAAGACTCCGAAGATCCCGCAAACGATCAAGGTCCGAGGCCCGATCAGTAAACGGAACCTGCTCGAAGATGTCTATGGCCGCAGGCGGAGGAGCTAGGACCTCGGGCTCAGGTTCGAAGAACCGAGGGTCGCTCAACGCCGCCTCAAACTCCGAGAAGTCCGTGTCAAGAACCGTGTCGTCGCCCAGCCCCTCACCATACCCGCGAGCCGCCAAATCATCCACAGCGCCAACCGGAGACAACATCTCCATCAAGGCCCGCGCACCCTCGTCCGCAGACGAAACCGCGCCCCGTGCCGCACGAACCACCGGACGAATTGCCCGAGATGCCAGCCCACTCGCAACACCCGGCGCAACAAACCCAGCCAAGTTAACCGCCGCCTCAGGGTAATCCCCACGACGCGCCGCCAACATGTAGTCCCGGTACGCCGTCACAGGGTTCAACATCTCGATGCCAGCAAGAAAAGCACCAATCCCCTGACGGATCTCAGGAGGAATGTACCGGTCAACCTGCCTCCCACCCAAACGCTCAGGCAGGCGGCGCTCTCCGAACAAGGATCTGGGATCAGCCATGCCACGCATCCAAGGGCCAAGGTCCGAGGTACTATACCCTCAGTAGAAGAATCTCGCAACCGAAGCCAACATCGCCTCCTCCGTAAACGAACCAGCCACAATGCTCCGACGCTTGCCCATCTCAGCCGTGAACAAAACTAAGCCTAAATCCAATGCCACAAAGCCGTAGATGTCAGGTTTCATGCCACCCTGACGGTCGTAGTACTCGTACCTCGCAGTCGAACCGTTATGCCCGTCCCGAGGCTTGGCAGACGCCTTCACCTGTACCGTCACAAGACGACCGCTCCCAGTCCGACACCAGAGATCGTGACCGCTCAAATCCACCCGGATAACTCGCACCCCGCACGTCTCTAAGACATGCGCGACCAAGTACTCGCCACCCCTAGAGATATCCACAGTCTCCATGGCGCGGAATACAACAGAAAAACCCCATAAAAACAAGACAGGCCCAGAAGCGGGGGAGGACCGCTCCTGAGCCCGGAGCCCCATGACCAAGGCTCTGTACCACGGGGGACGTGGTGGTCGGGCATTGTAGCGTGGTTCCAAACGAAAATACACCGGCAATTTTTTGAGGGCACTTGTGGTTTGGTTGTTGGCCCAATGAAATTACACCCGACACAAATTGAGACACCAACTGACTAGGGGCGGGGCCGAGCGAAGGGCCCCCCGTTTTAGGGGGGTCCCCCTGCTGCACCGCAGCGAGATGCGCCGCAGCGCGGCGCAGTAACCCCGGCTGCGCCGGGGCGAGGCGCGAGGGGCGCGGGCTGGCGAGCGGGGCGCGAGGAACAATGTCCGGGAACGGGGCGATCTTAGGGAAAATATTCTGCGCCCCGATGCATCGGGGTGGTTGTAACCTGCCAACATGCACACTACATCTATGGATGTAGCCGATGGGGCTACGGCTCAACCAGAAAGGAACAGAGCCATGCGGAAATCCTACGTTCAAGAAAGCTCGCTAAAGGTCGCGGTCGATATCGACCTCGGCGAGCTCAACAGCCTGATCGAAATCGCCGAGGGCGCGGCAAGCGCCGAGGGCGCGGGCTGGCGCGTCAAGAACCTGCTCGAAAGCCTGCGCCAAGCGCGGCGCGATGCGGCCGCCGAGGCGGTGCGAGAGTTCACCAAGCTCGCCGAGTGACAACCCGGCGGGGCGCGCCAAGCGCCCCGCCACAACCTCAACCAGAAAGGAACAGACCCATGCTGCAGGAACTCAACCAGCTGATCGAGGCGACGTCGAGCGGGCTCGATCATGCACTCGACCTGCGCCGCGAGCTCGAAGTGATCGCGCGCGTCGAGAAAGCGCTTGCCACGATCAAGCAAGCGAAGCGCGACAGCGCGGTAGCCTACGGCTATGCGCACTTCACCGTGGCGCACGTGGCCGAGCATGTCGTGAAAGCGCACGACCGCAAGACGTTCCATTGGAACGACTGAAACCAGTTGCGGGGCGCTTGTCGCCCCGCTACACTCAACCCACGTTCAACCAGAAAGGACCAGGACAATGCCTAACCTCTTCGCCAAGACCCGCCCCGTCACCCAGCCCTATGCGATCTATGAGAGCCCGCGCGGGTGGACATGGCATGTCTGCAAGACATACAAGACGCCCGCCAGCGAGGCGAAGGACCACTACGCGCGCTGGTTCGTTTGGGCGACGTCGCCCTACACGGGCGGGTCGTTCGAGGGCGGCGACACATACAAGCGCGACGTTGTAAACCTCGGGCGGCTTGTCGCCGCCGAGCCCGAGTGGATCGAGGCCTATGCGCCGGGGCGCACGCTACCGACGCCCGCCGAGTATCTCGCCACAGTCTGACGCGCCGGTGCGCGGCCCTCGATCAGGGGGCCGCCATCCCGTGCGCCAGAGGGGCGGGCGATCAACCAGAAAGGATCAAGGCAATGGCAGACAAGAAAACCTTTCGCGTCACAGTCGTGCGGACCATCACCTACATCAACGACGTCTACGTAGATGCGAACGACCCCGAAGATGCGATGGAATCACTCAGGGATCAGATATGGGACCGCGACTTTAGCTGGTTTGATCCGGAGTCATGGGGAGAGGCGTTTTTCTACGGCGTAGAAAAGAGGGGCCTAGACCGCGACGAGTTTTATGTAGAAAGCGCGCAAGAGGAATGAGAGCCCGCCCCGGGATCCGCTGCGCTATTTGGGGGCTTCGCGGATCCCGGGGCTCGTGCCCGGGCAACATGGCGCGCGGGCAGAGCGGCGGGGCCGCAGAGAAACATTCCGCCCGGCCCGAGAGGCGGGGTCGCAGAGCCGCAGAGAAATGTTCCGCCCGGCCCGCGAAGCGGGGCCGCAGAGCCGCGCAAATATTGCGCGGGGTGGGTCCGGCGAAGCCGCAGAGCCGCAGAGTTGTGGTCCGGATGTTTTCCGCTTGCGGTCACTTTCAAAATTTCGTAACGTTCTGACGGGGCATTCTGCCCTTTAACTAGAAAGGAAAAACGTCATGCAATCCGGCATCATCTACAAGGGGCCTAGCCTATTGGATGGAAAGCCGATCGTGGTCATCGCGACCTATTCCAACCGCAACCCCAAGACGGGCCGCGTGGTGCAGACCTATATTCTTTGCGAGGATATCAATCCGCTCGAGGCCAGCAAGACGGGCGCGGACTATTCTATCTGCGGCGATTGCGTCATGCGCGGCACGCCCACAACCGACCCCAAGCGAAAGCAGGCCAAGGGGCGGCGCTGCTATGTGAACCTCGGGCAGGGCGTGCTTATCGTGTGGCGCGCGTACAAGCGGGGCGTGTACCAGCACGCGCGGGCGCGTGACCTAGGGCGCGGGCGGTTCGTGCGTGTCGGCACCTACGGTGATCCGGGCGCGGTCCCGTCGCATGTATGGGACGAACTACTCGCAGAGGCCAGCACGTGGACCGCATACTCGCACCAGTCCGGCTGGCGTCCCGACATCGCCATGCAATCCGCAGACGATTACCACAGCGCCGCGCTGCATTGGAAAGCCGGACGCCGCACCTTCCGCGTAATCGCGGACCTAGGGCACCTTGACCACGCGCACGAGGCCCTTTGCCCTGCATCCAAGGAAGCAGGGCGGCGCGTGCAATGCACGGCATGCAAGCTTTGCAAGGGCGGCACAGCCGCGAAATCAATCGCAATCGTGGAGCACTGATCATGGACAAGCAGAAGGTTGACAAGGTTTGCCGCCATTGCGGGAGCGCAAACGTGTCCGTCGATGCGACGGCGCGGTGGAACGTGGACACCCAATCGTGGGAGATCGCAGGGCTCTTCGACAACTCCGATTGCGAGGATTGCGGGCGGGAAACCGACATCATCGACAAGAGCACGGACTAAGGAACGGGGGCCTCGGCCCCCGGACCTACCACCCAAAGGAGCACTGATCATGGAACAAGAGCAAGAGTTCGAAGAGTGGTTGGAAAACGAAGAGCAAGAGTTCGAAGAGTGGTTGGAAAACGACTGGTTTACGTCTGGGGAAACGTCTTGGGAAGAGTACTGGGACAGTTAAAATGAGGACAAGATCTAAGACCCGGGGGCCTAGGCCCCCGAACCTCTTACCTATGCACCCAGTGCATAGAACCCGCAGAGCTATGCACGCCGCGCAGAGCAAAGGCGCAGGGCCGCAGAGCCGCAGAGCTATGCACCAGACGCATAGCTACAACGAACCCGCAGAGCCCAAACCAAGCCGCAGAGCCGCAGAGCACCGAGCCTCGCAGCGAACCCGCAGAGCCTCAAACATAGGGCCAAGAGCCTCGAACCTCGAACCCTCCGTCCCAGAGACCCCAGTTTTTCTAAGGTCTAGTCCTTTGTCCCCGTCAAAAAGATGAATGAATCCAGTAGCTTGGGTCTTTACCAAGAAAAAACACGAGCCTCCGCGAGCCCAATAGGCTAAATTCCACGCAACTTGGTGGGGGCTCACGTCAACCGAACTGACCTTGGTCGACTTAAGTTCACACCAAAACGACAACCCATCCCACACCACATGGACATCAGGAACCCCGCCGCCATGGGCGTTTTCTATGCGTGTAGCGAATGCCTTCGGGGGCAGGTTACTCCTGATCTGTGTCCAGAAGTTCGATTCGGGGCCTCGGCTCACGGGGCGTCACATCCTTGAACTTGCCCTCGATCTGGAAGGCTTGGGGGTAGAGTTGCTGAAGCTTGGCGAGACGGGAGACAATCTCATCCTTGGACAGTTGGTCGATCTGATTGATGTTCTCGCGCCGGTCAACAGTCAACCCGCCGAGGGCAGACCTGATCTTCTCCGCGTTGATTGCAGCAGAGAAGTGGCCAGCCTCCTCTGCACCCTTCGACAACTCCGACAGGCGCTGCAGCTGGCCAATGGTGGTGACCCCATACCGACGCTCTCGCTCCTCGCGCAGTTCTTGGATGTAGTCGAGGACGTGAGGGTAGTCCCGCCCGTTGAGAAGCCTCGATGCGACGTCGGCTGCAGCATCGTGTTTATAGCCTGCCTGCCGGGCACACTCCGCGTTCGAGTAAACCCCCTCGACAATCTTCTGTGCGAACGTCATCTGCCGGTTGGTGAGCTTGCGCCCATGCTCTTCCTCGAGCCGCTCCTTCACTTCCTTCGATACCTTCACAGCCGCGCCTCCTTGTGCGTTTTTGCAACAATAGAACAACAACCCAAACCGGGCAAGACAGGCCCAAGCTGAGGACACTTGTCCCGCCTCAAGTGTCCTCAGGTGTCCTCAACTGTCCTCAAATTTGCCCCTGAAACCCCCCTTCCCAGAGGTGTTTGTTGTCAGGTTGCACGGAAACAGCAGGCACAGGGCATGTAGACAACACAAAGTGAGGACAGTGAGGACACTTGGCAAAATGAAGTGTCCTCAGGCAAGTGACCCGTAACTCATTGGTCTGTTTCAAGAAAAAGAGGGGTGAGGACAGTGAGGACACTGAGGCGGGGGTTTCCCACTTTTTTTTTTCAGAAAACGAAATTCATTCAGCCCGGAAAAGTGTCCTCAGTGTCCTCACCCCCTCTCAGACCCAAGGTCCGAGCCCCAAGCCACACCCTCCTGC